TTTTTTGCTCCCTCTCATAAAACAAAAGAGCAAATTAATGATCTTTGGAACAAAATCAAGCGAGAAGAAAGAATTATCAAAAGCGGCAGTCTTAGACTTACAGGCGTTGACGGAACTATCGTTGATTATGCAGATCCTTCTTATAGGACTTATTGGCCCTCGAATGAAGCCTTATTAGAAAGTTATTTACAAGACTGTAATAAGAGTTGGCTTGTATTTGATGTTCCTGCGGAAATCGCTGGTTCTATGAAAACTCGTAAAGATTTGTTTGACAAAAAGCTAAACAATCGTTCTGTTGGAGACTATGAACGGTTTACAATTAGTAGTGATTCTGCTCTTACCGAATATGATTGGCGACGATATGCTCAAACGATTATGGATTTACTTTCTCTTGAAGAGGGAGCAGCAAAGCAGTGAAAACTATTATTGCGGGTAGTAGGAATATTGTTGAATATAAGGCGCTTCTTGACGCTGTTGAAGCTTCTGGTTTTGAAATAACAGAAGTTGTTTCAGGAGGAGCAAGAGGCGTTGGCGCTTTAGGGGAGCGATATGCGAATGAGAAAAGTATCCCTCTCAAGATTTTTCCTGCTGATTGGGAATCTTATGGGCGCAAAGCAGGAATTATGCGCAATACCGAAATGGCTCATTATGCCGATGCTCTAATTGCGGTATGGAGAATTTAGATATAACGGGATAGATAGAAAAGATAATAAACTAGGTTATGAAAAATCAAATATAGTTTCGTGTTGTAAAACCTGTAACTATATGAAAAAACTATGAATGATATAGAATTTTTGGAGTGGATAAAGGTTATTTATGAAAATCGTATTCGCAAGATTTGAAGGAAAATAGCGAAGCTCCTTGGAATAAAGATTAGTGAAGTCCTATTTTAAGGAGGCTAGTTATGAGTATGTACAAAACAGGTCATAGAGATTTCCCGTCTCTCAGTACCTACACAATGCTTGTTAATGATCACGGACCAGATTCGTCTCAGGCGCAAGCGTATTTGGGAAGATTCTTGTCGGATGAGAACTTTGTAAGACAGGCAGAAGCTGTCAGAAATATGTATCTGATGAAGCAGGCAGTTAGCAAAAAGGAAGAGTAAATGAGCGAGCTAAGAGCTTTACTAATCGACGAAAATGCAAAGAAGATAGCAGAAGACGTAATTTCAGCTTTGGAAGCGGAAGGTACAAAAGAAACTCTTGACGTTGACTATGAAATGAGTCAGGGCGTCATGAAGAGAAAAGATATTGGTAATGAAGAGATCAATAATGCTATCAAAGCATTGCATGGCAAGGTAATGCCTGCCCCTAATACCTCTTTCAGTTTCAATGCTAAAAAGGGGACAATGCTCTGGTATCTGAATACCACTCTTTGTAAACTCATTGATACAGACCAGGTTTCAGACCAGGATTATGACTCTCTCCAACCTTTCTTAGCAAAGGTCATTCGAGAACTCAATAACGATTCGTTCAAAGAACGAGTTCGAGTTGTTCTTCGTAAAAATGTTCTTGGCGGCGCAGAGGAAATCCTTTTCCCAATCAAAGACCTGACTCTTATGCTCTTTGAGTTTGGAGATAAAGAGGATTATGGCGATATCATCAAAGTCCAGAAAATGTCCAGGTACAACAAGCTAGCAGGAAGCTTTGTTGGCGAAAAGAAAGCCATTGCAAAAGACCTGCTCAATAGACGACGAGCTTTTGGGTACAACTCGCCTCTCTCTGCAAGAGAAATCTATGACACGATAATCCGAGAGCAGAAGGCGGCAAGCAATCCGACCTATGAGGATGTACTTCCTGAAGATATTATCATCGTCAAAGAGGCCAAGGAATGCCACTTGGACATATTCGCAGACTTCTCTATCATCCCTAGAGCGGAGTTTGAGGCGAAGGCAGCGGAATTTTTGAAAGCGAACGAAGCAAGCGCTTAAAAAAGTGGAATCGTCCTCCCTATAATTCGGTGAAGGCCAATAGCGGTTGGCCGATATCGAACGAAGTAGCGGAGAAATAGCGATGAAAACACTTTCCCTGTTGGTTCTTGTCTTGACCTTGTTTGCGCAAGCCACTTTTGCGCAGAGCCGTCTGTTCTCAGACATCGTTGGACCTATCAAGGTCAATGAAGTCTCGAATGCCGGACCTGTCCAAACCCCATTCATCTTCTGGGGCGGCGACGTTGCTACCTTCCATGCCAACGGCGGTCTGCGTACTGCGCAAGGTTCGATTTTCGCTCGCCAAGGGCTAAATCTGAACCTTGTCCCTGCTGACGATTTCGTTCAGCAAGTCCGAGACTATATGAGCGGCAAGTCTCCCTTCCTTCGCGGAACGAACGACATGCTTGCCCGAGCTTCGGATATCACCAACTCTGACCCTCGTACCAAGCAGGTCTTGATCCTTCATATGACTTGGAGCAAGGGCGATCACCTTGTTGTCAAGCCTGGTATCAAGACGCTTGCCGACCTCAAGGGAAAGACCATTGCCATTCAGGGCGAAGGTCCGCATATCAAGCTTCTTGACGACGTTCTCAAGACGGCGAACCTGACTTGGGATGATGTCAAGGTCATGTATACGAAGGATTTGTCTGGCGACGGCGATTCTCCGATTACGGTCTTCCGTCGTCGTCAGGACGTTGACGCTGCTTTCGTCATCACTCCCGACATGATTGCTTTGACTGGTGGCTTGCAGAATGTTGGCTCTGGCGCTGAGGGAACCCATAAGGGCGCTCGCGTCGTTGCCTCTACAAGCGAACTTTCTCGTTCTGTTGGCGACTTCTACGTTTGCCGCAAGGATTACTTCGACAACAATCGCGAGGCGATTACGAAGTTCGTTGCTGGTTACATGAAGGCTTCGGAAGAACTCATGCAGATGCAGAAGGAATACGACAGCCGAGGCTCCAAGGCCTACCTGTCCCTTCTCAAGATGTCGCAAGACATTTTCGGCAAGAAGGCTTTGCCGACTATCGAAGAGGACGCTGCGGGTCTTGTTGCTGACGCAGTTTTCGTTGGCTACCCTGGTAACGTCGTCTTCTTCACCGAGCAGAATAACCCTGTTGGTTTTGCCGCTGTCTCGAAGCAGGTCTTTGATCTCTCGCTCTCGCTTGGCAATATCCGTAACCGAGCGGCTTTCTTTGAGCCTAGCTTCGACTATACGGACAATCATTTCGCCGGTTATCTTGCCAACGTAACCGTCAAGCGCGACGAGCGTTTCCGAGGCGAGGCATTGCAGCAGGAAATCGAGGCGCTTACCAACTCTGGTGGCCTTGACGCAAATACTCTCATCTCGTTCTCGATTCAGTTTACGCCGAATCAGACTGACTTCAACGCTGATAACTATAGCCAAGAGTTCCAGCGGGTCATTGATGTTCTGAGCAAGGCTGGTAACGCTGTTATTGCGGTTCGCGGTCACTCGGACCCAACTAAGACGCTTGCTGACTTTGTGAAGGCGGGTGTCTCCAAGGGTTCGCTCAAGCAGAGCGGTACGACTGGTAACTATTCGTATTACCTTGACGGCAAGGTGTTCGACCTGAACGACACGAAGGGTGTTGTCAATGCTATTGAGAATGGCCTTGTTGATAACGCTCCTAACTCAATCAGTCCTCGCGACACCATGCAGTCTGCTTTCAATCTGTCTCGTCAGCGAGCAGAAGCTGTTCGCAAGTCGATCATTGAGTTTGCGGCCAAGAACAACATGCGTATTGACCCGAGCCAAATCCAGCCTTCTGGTGTTGGTATCAAGGAACCCCTTATTGCGAAGCCTCGCAATGTTGGCGAAGCCAATCAGAACATGCGCGTCGAATTCCGCCTTGTTCGAGTTACGGCTGAGCCCACGAAGCAGGGCGACTTCGATTTCTAATCTTAAGTCATAACAAGCAGGACAAAAGAAAGGAAATCGAACAATGAAAAGCTTCATCTTCGCATTGCTCTCCGTATTGTTGTTGGCGAATACTGGTTTTGCTCAAGAACGAACCAACGTCTACGCTCGCAACATCGTCATCGTCTTTGACGCCTCTGGTAGTATGGAGGAAAACATTAGCACTGGTAGCGGTCGAATCCAAAAGATTGCTGCTGCTAAGAATGCTGTTCGCAAGGTTGTTGCGGCCTTGCCTCCCAGTACGAATGTTGGACTCTTTGTGTTTGGCAACGTTCGCAACTCCAATCCTGTTCCGATTGGGCCAAAGAATGACGCTCTCATCAGCGATGCAATCGCAGGTATCGGAGCAAGCGGCGGCACTCCCCTTGGCGAGTATATTCAAAAGGCTGCGGACCAACTTCTTGCGCAGCGAGAAAAGAACCTTGGATATGGCTGGTATCAGCTTATCGTTGTAACTGACGGCGAAGCCAATGACAAGAGCCTCATGGACAGGGTTGCTACGGAGGTTCTTCGCAGAGGCTTGGCAATGGACGTTATTGGGGTTGGGATGACGAATACTCATTCTCTCGCCAAGCGTTCAACGTCATACAGAGCCGCAAACGATACGGATGCTCTTGACAAGGCGCTTGAGGAAGTAACGGCGGAAACAGGTTCCAACTCCTCAACGAGCAATGAAGATTTTGAGTTGATCAGTTGGTTGTCAGAAGACCAGGCGAAGGGGATTATCTCGACGCTTGGCAACAATGAGAACCAGCCGCTTTTTCAGAAGCCGAAGGTCTTTGAGGCTCCTGTTCAGCAGTCAGCTACTGCAAACGTTGAATCGCCAACAACTCAAGGCTCTTCGCAACAAGCTCCCCAAAATGGGATTCCAACTTCAGTCATCATTTTCTTTGCGGTCATTGCGGGTATCCTGTTTCTCGTCTTCATCGTTATCATCTCAAGGAACTAAGCCATGTCGCAGACAAGAACTAAGAAAGGAATCTTGTTCGCCGCTTGTGCTTGGCTCTTGATTGCTGGCGCAGGGGCTGGAGTTTACAGATACGTTGTAGCTCCAATCATTCGAGGCAAGCCAATCTCGTCAACGGGTATTGACGCCTCAAATGCAACTCTGGGCGACAAGCCGATTAGCGCAAGCGATTGGGAAAAGCTGGTTGTTGTCAAGGAAGTTTCTGTTGAGCCGATTACGTTCGGACGAGGAAAGTCTGAACTTTCGAATCAATCGCAGAGAGTTCTGGACGAGGCCATCACTGCTCTCAATCCTTTCCCCAACTACTATCTCGTCGTTATTGGAGCGGCGCGTAGCGACGGAGATTCCGAAATCGCCAACCAACTTGTTCGGGACCGAATTGATTCTGTTGTTAGCTATCTTGAGAAGTCAGGACTTGCAAAGCACAGGATTATCGCTGTTTCCTCCCGTCCTTCTGGAAACTCAGGGGAATCGCAAGCCGTCAGTTTTGTTGTCGGCAAGCTTCCTAACTAACTAGCGGGTAGAAAATGTCAACCGTTGACCAAAAACAAAAGAGAGCATTCTTGGAGGCTGCAACTAGCCCCCTCTCTTTGCTTCCTTTTATTGGAGGCGGAACAGGCGGCGCAGTAATGCTCGCCTTGGGGAGTAATCCCTTCTTGGCAATCGGCGTCACTGCTGGTAGCGTTGCTCTTGGTTTTGGAATGGCTTTGTTTAGAACGTTCAATAGCGATGCAATCAGGTCTAAGGTTGAACAGGAAATTCTTGCCGAGAACAGATTGGCGCGAAGCAAGGAAATTCAAAATCTTCGAAATACGCTTTCGAAGGACGAGGTTTCACTTCTTGACGACGTTCTTGGTCTTCAACAAATGCTAGAATCTAGCGTTGCAACGGACGCAACTCAGATTGACGTTCTCAACTCTACAAAAGAACTACTTGAACAAACCTACCTGATTCTTTTGAAGGTTCCTAATCTCTACAATGTCAAGAGAACCGTATCTTCTAGTAAGAAGGCTACAAAAGCTATTCAGGACCAGATTGACAAGATTGCAAGAGAAGCAAAAGAGAATGTAGACTGCGCAGCAACGGTTGTTGCGGAGTTTCAGGGCATCGGCGACCGTACCAACGGTCAAGGTGAAATCCGAAAGCAACTTTCTGGTCGGCTTGAAGTTGCTAAGGTATTCGACGGTCAACTTGCAAGCTTGTAAGAACCTTCATCAACGCTCGAACAGACGTTCCTTCATAATCTTCTCCAGGCCATTCGTCGTTTTGTTGACATTCTTTGTAAAGGTCAGCAAAGGAAAAGTCCATTTCAGCTTTTAGGTTTCTGACAGGACCAGAATCAAGGAGTTTTACACCAGAGTAAGCAACGCATTGGCTTGTATTACCTTGGTCGTAAGCTGGCGAAGTATACCAGAACTTATACTTGACATTAGAGGTTGCCATTGGCGGACGAGCCATAAACAAGCGGTCTCTACTGTCTTTTGAATACATTCTTCCAAACTTTCTTTCTTGCTCCATTTGTGAACTCCTTGTTGGTTTGACGATATTAAGTTCTATGTTTGCTGCGGACTAACCTCTGTAGTAAGTTTTATGGCAATAGCTCAACTGGCAGAGCAGGAGTCTCAAATACCTTCTCCTAATACATGCCTTTTCAGGCCGAATGGAACAAGGTTAACCCAAACCCCGGGTTGTAGGTTCGAATCCTACTTGCCGTATTTATGAGTACCATTTTCAAATCAACTGGCATACTTCGGTATGGACGAGAAAATCTCGTTCTTGATGTAGACCAAGAGATTGTTAGGTACTATCGCAGTCTGCTACCGAAATCAATTAGAACGAATACTCAGATGTATGACGCTCATATATCTGTTGTTCGCAAAGAAAATCCTAACATGGAGTTCTGGAACAAATATGCGGGTGAAGAAATAGAATTTGAATACACCCACGTGGTTCGTAACGGTACGCTTTACTTTTGGGTCGATGCTTTTAGTAAGCGACTCGAAGAGATTCGGGTGGAACTTGGGTTGCCTATAATCAGCCCCTACATTGAACCTCCAACTGGTTACAAACATACGTTCCACATCACGATTGGAAATCAAAAAGACCTCGCTCAACAGGGTAAGACTTGTTGAACGATTTAGAATCAGTCGAATGAGTAAGGTTAACAACTTGAAATTGTAACAACCCTTGCTCGCCAACATACTGATTCATACAGGGCGTAGCTCAGCTTGGTAGAGCGTCTGGTTTGGGTCCAGAAGGTCGCAAGTTCAAATCTTGTCTCCCTGACTTTTGGGTATTAGAGGAAGGAGTTCGAAAAGTTATTGCGTATAACGGTGTATGGAAACAAGAAAATGCCGTTATTGTAATAAGTTGAAAGCTCTTTCTGAATTTGAAACAGCAAATGTAGTTAATGGTAAAACATACCAAAGACGAAAATGCAGAAGCTGTTATCAAGCGAGAAAAAAAGCAAGAAGAGATGAACTTTCTGAATGGCTTAATGACATAAAGAAAACTCTTTCCTGCAAGCGCTGTGGTAATAATGATTACAGAGTTCTTGACTTTCATCATAGAGACGAAAGAGAAAAAGAGTTTACAATAGGTGACGCATTGAAGAGGCTTGGTCCTGAGCGAATTCTTAAAGAAATAGCCAAGTGCGATCCTCTTTGTGCAAACTGTCATAGGATTGTTCATTGGGAAAAGAAAAATATCAAGGAATAGGTTCGAATCCTGTCTCCCTGACTTTTGCTGCGTTAGCTCAATGGTAGAGCGCGAAAAAAATATCTTCGCCGGCAACATATCAGTCAGTCTAATAGCTGACTGGTCGATAGGATGAAGGTTAACACCATGTTAAGGTCGAGGTTTTGGGTTCGAGTCCCAAGCGCAGCTTTCTAAGATTCTAGAGGATTTCAAAAGAATCCGAAGAATTAGGTGTTATGTGGTATAAGAAAGCAGATGACGCCGATTTCAAGCATATTGATCCTGAAGAGGACTGGGAGGAAGCTGAACAAGCTGACCAAGTTTTCAAGCAGAACGATATTCGCTATGGCAGAGACAAGAACATAAGTCAAGTCGCCATAGAGAATGGTGTTGTTATTGGCGCTCTTGCAAGCGGTTGGGAAAGAGACGGAAGTTGGGGCGAAGATATAATGGTCTTTTCGTTTGACCTTGTAGTAAAACCTGAGTTTCGTCGTCAAGGAGTTGGTTTAGGTCTTATACAGCAAGCTCTTAAGAGATATAATCAAGAGAAGCTTGACTATCAAGAAATGGGTAATAAGACAATGATGAGAGTATGGGTTGTAAATCCCATTCTCATACCCGTTCTTGAAAAGCTTGGTTTTGAGATAGAATCAAGTTATGAAGTTGATGGACTTGGTAATCCAGGTTCAGCGCATTTGATAGCATATTGAGGCATTGAGTCATTGGTTGATTGCCTGCCTTCCAAGCAGGTTCAAAGGGGTTCGATTCCCCTATGCCTCTTTTCGGAAGTGACTCCACTACTGGTTGTGTGGAGGCTGTCTGTAAAACAGTCCCCTCAGGGTAAACATTGGAGGTTCGATTCCTCTCACTTCCACTTATGATGAACAAAGAAGATATAAAAGCTCGTTGCGTTGCAATTGCAAAAGAAAAAGTTCGTCTTACGAATCATAGAAAGGCTCGTGAGAAAGAAGTTTCTGATTATGCTGAACAAAGAGCCAAGATAGCTATTGGAATCAAGTCTTCTCAAAAAGACATACAAAAGACTATCAATCTTCTTTGTAAGCTTAACGGAGAGCAAACAGGGCTTCTTGCTCATTTGACTGAAGAAGAAAAAGAAGAGGTTGTCAAGGAATTGATACCTTATTTAATACCACGCAGGTAAGATGTTACGGCAGCATGTAGCGGGTATGTTGTAGTGGTAGCTAGTTTCGTTGCCAACGAAAAAGCAGCGGTTCGATTCCGCTTACCCGCATTGAAGTAAAATCAATAAATAACCGATAATACTTTATGGCAACAAGAGCCATAAAAGAGGTTATTTATGATTGAAGACTATAAGACTACCTGGCGTAAGAAAGTTCGACTGCTTTTAGCAGAAGCATTTGGTGGTAAATGCACGATTTGCGGTTACAATAAAACTATATCTGCTTTTGACTATCACCATGTTGATAGCGAAACAAAAGATAATGAACTTTCTAAAGCTATGAAGAACGGTTATGCTTGGTCTAAGATAGTTGAAGAAGCAAGAAAATGCACTCTGGTCTGTTGTAGATGTCATAGAGAAATTCATGACGGAATTACAAAACTGCCAGCAGATTATGCAACCTTCAATGAAGACTATGCAAATTTGATAAGTCTGAAGGTGAAAGAATACGATTCATGTCCGGTTTGTTTGAAGCAAAAATGGAAGAAACGTCCTTATTGTTCTCAAGAGTGTTCTTCTAAATCTCAACAAAAATTTGAGATAACAAAAGAAGAAATGCTTAATCTACTTGAAACCAATACGGTTGTTTCAATAGCAAAACGATTCGGAGTAACTTCTCAGGCAATAAAGAAAAGATGTGAAAGAATGGGAATACTTTGGGAAGATAGACGAAAAGAGTTTTCAGGTAATAGAAGATAACAACGAGTACGACGGGGTTCAATTCCCCGTACCTGCATTAGAGAGCAAAGATGAGCGTTCGAGTCGTCTCCATACCATCGGATCCTGAGTTCTTTTCGCGGAAAGAACAATAGGTATGTAGCTTAATGGAAGAGCGTTGCTCGTTTGGGCCAGTTGAACAGGTGGTGTGTTCTGTTGACTGTAAATCAGCCGTCTTAAATGACATTGGAGGTTCGATTCCTCTCTGGCCCACTTTAGAATTCATGATTCAAACAGCAATTGTCGATAATCTGAGTAATACTCAGATTGGAGATTACCCATGAATTCAAAAACAAAAGGTGATATTGCTGTTGGTCGAGCAATTCAGTATTATTCTAGTAAAAACTATACTGTTCTAATCCCCATAGGAGATAAAAATTCCTATGATTTAGTGATAGATACTGAAGAGGGTTTGAAAAAAGTTCAGTGCAAGTACAGTAGTCGTAAAATCGTTTCAGGAGCTTTTGAAATTCCCCTTCGAGTAATGGGTGGAAATCAGTCTTATCATACTATTAAAAAGTATAAAAAGGGAGATTTTGACATTCTTTTTGCAATAACATCTGATGGAAATGCTTTTGAAATTCCATACGATAAAATTGAAGGAATGTCAACGAAGACGGTTTCTGATAGTAGCGAATTTCTTGTAAATAGCATAACCCAATGCTTATAAGTCCACTTTCCGCGGAGTGGCGAAAACTGGGTAGGTAGTAGCTCGAAAGACCATAATGACTATAGCGGCTCCCGCTTAATGGGGGTGTCAAGCAAGTCGCAAACAAGAGTAGAATACAAAAGTTCCTGTATTCGTCTTTTCTAGGAATAAGATGCAAGGGCTAACGCTCCTAGGGTAAACCTTGCAAGGCATATGGATGAGGTGGCAGCTAAAGGCTAGGCTGTACCAGTCTTGAAAACTGGCCGACGCTTAAAAACGTCGTGAGGGTTCGAATCCCTTCCCATCCGCTTAGGCATAAATACAGGAGTAAGATAGTATGGAAAATAAACAACAAAGCTCTAGTAATAACCCACTATATACTCCTATGACTAATTCGGGAAACAATTCGTTACATGCTGTAACAAGTCCGCAACAAGATTCTCCTAAAGATACTTCTGTAAATAATGCAGAACCTGTTGTGGAAAAATCTCCTGACAATAGTGAAAATACAGCATAATTGACGCGAAGTTTGCGGTGAATAGCTGTTCTAATCGACGCAAAATATGCGATGAAAGAACATGAATGAAACCGCAGCAAAAATCGCAATGATAGCAGCAGAACTCAATGCTGAGGCTATGGCGGCTTATATCGAAGCCCAAGGCATGATGGCCGCAAATGAGGCTCGTCGAAGAGACGGTAAAGCTGACGCTTACGGCGAAGAAGCCTTCATGAAACTAAGAGATAGTCTCATGTCTTCGGTTGGTTATAGTTCTTCAAGAGTTAGAGATTGTTATTGACTGCCCTGTGGGAGAATGGCTTAATCCGACTGCCTTTGAAGCAGTTTTGTACAGGTTCGATTCCTGTCGGGGCAACTTATGAATATAGATAAAGAAATAGGTATGTTCTTAGCAACAGAAGAAGGCAGAACTAAGGTTGCTGAAGAATTTGCAAAATCAGGACTTCAATCTCAAGAGTATTACAAACTACTTCTTGATAGGAATTTTGCTAACGACTTACGGATGCATAGCATAGATCCTACCTATAAACCTTATCTAAAGGAATACCTGGAATCGCCCAAAACTCCATGAATCGTGTTTTCCGCCACAAAGAGACTGGTAAGCAACTTTGTTAAGCGGACACGCAAAACGAGGGTTGACCCGTCTAAGTCACGGCTTTGCCGAAACTGGATTGACAACAAGAAAGAATGTAGTAGTTATGGCGAAATGGTAACGCCAAGGGAGCGCGCTTGTTTTCCTTTGATTAGAGGTTCGAATCCCCTGAGGCTGCTTGTGCTGTTGGTTCGAGTCCAACTGGGGGTGTTTAGAAAGGAGTACGTTATGTACTTTCATTTGATTTGGGATTTCAAGGTGTGGCTTCGCTAAAAACACTTCTGTCCAGTTCAAGTTTTTACTTCATCCGAAAACATGGGTAAACTCTTGGGCAAAGGACGAAAAGTTCAACGTCAAGAAAGACGCCACTTGGAAGCAGAAGTATTGGTACTACTGTCATGTTGACAACAGCTTCCAGTTGTATTATCAAGTAAAGGTTGGACCTATTGAAGTCTTCTTGTCTCATCAAAAATAACTTGGAGATAAACAATGGGCATGTTTGATCACATCGTTTGCGAACATGATTTACCTGATGGATTTGATCCTTCAGGAATTGAGTTTCAAACAAAAGACTTAGGAAACCAACTCGATACCTACACAATCTCTGATGACGGAAGACTCATTCATCATTACAGAGAATGGGAAGCTACCCCAGAAGCTGAACTTCCTGATCCTGAAATGCCTTTTATTGGTTCTATTAGAGAGAAGGAAGGAAGTCAAAAGCTTGTTGATATGAACTATCATGGCTTTGTCAAGTTCTATGCTTCTAATCTTTGCGGTTTTGGACCAAAGGGTTTCATTACCGAAAATGATGAAGAACCCTGGACTCGTGAGTATACCGCCAAGTTCACTGACGGAAAGCTTGTTTCGATTACTCTTGATTGCGATAAGCTTGATATGGGCGATTGTAAGCATATCACAAGAAAAGAGTTTCATGCAAAATAAAGGTTTGTTCTTGTAGCTCAATTGGATAGAGTTCCTCACTACGAATGAGGCGGTTAGAGGTTCGACTCCTCTCAAGAACGCTTATGAAGATTGTCGTTGATCGTAAAAACTGAGCAAAGTCTGGAACTTTTGATTTGCCTGGAAATCCTCAATGCATTGGTAGCTATGTTATGAATGCATTTGGTTTTCTAATGGAAATCTTCAAAAAGAATCGTTCTTCGTTTGTTTGTCAAGATGCCGCAGACAAGATTAGTCGCTTGTTTGACTATGATTTCCAACGAAAAACTATGGAAGCCAACGATAAGAAAGACGAAGAAAAACTCATTGAGTTGTTCTCTTCAAAGTCTGTAGAGCTAGAGTTTGTTTGATTGCTCCTGTAATTCAATTGAATAGAAATTCTGCCTTCTAAGCAGAAAGTTGGGGGTTTGAATCCCTCCAGGAGCGCTTACGCAGCGGAGAGTCTACGGGGTTGTCCTCGGAGCCAGAACCGAGCCTGTAGATTTGCCCGATGAAGGCCGAGCATGGGGAGACAACTCTTCTGCTGGAAGAAGCCCTATATGCAAGGTCGCTGCATTTTGCCCTGTCGTCTAACTGGTAGGACACTTGCCTCTGAAGCAAGTCAATGTTGGTTCGAATCCAACTGGGGCAGCTTTCATGTCCTCATAGCTCAATTGGAAGAGCAGATCCGTCCTAAGGATAAGGTTGTAGGTTCGACTCCTACTGGGGATGCTTTGTAAGTAGCAGTACGGATTAGAACGTACATAGGATATAAGAGCTTGTGCATGCGAGCGCTCAAGTGTACAGGTGGCTGTTACTAGCTTTAATGCAGCAGATCATTTAGACTGCGAGTTTCATAGAAACAATAATATGAAACCTACTTACATATTGCTTCCGTAGCTCAATTGGAAGAGCAGACCGCTTCGAACGGTAAGGTTGATCGGGTTCGAGTCCCTCCGGGAGTGTTTATAGCAATTTCTTATGGGAGTGCTTATGGCAATTTTTAATGTTTATATAGAAGAAGTATTTGATCGGACTGGATTGATAATCTCTATCAAAAATTTCTTCATGATCCCGTCAGGGATAGCTCTTGAAAAAATCAAGTCTTCTTGTCTAGCAAGTTTTGATTATGAAGAAAGAGCAAACGAGTTAGTTCTTGCTACTAGTGGTTTTGCGAAACTTAAAATTCAGGCAAAATATTCTCAGGACGAACTGAATAAAATTAAGGAAAAAGAACAATTCAATAGAGCAAGAAATTGGTATCTATCTCTTGATGACAAAGATAAGAGAATGGTTGATATATTGCTTAGGAATAATGGTGCTACTGCTTAACGTTTTTTCGACTTCGTGGCGCAATTAGGCAGCGCAGGAGGCTTTTAATCTCAAGGTTGTGGGTTCAATTCCCACCGAAGTCATTGTGAATGGTTGATTCTTTAGGTTCGGTATTGACGAGTGAAGCCGAGAGGCTACAATACGGCAGTATCTTGAATCTATACGGAGAAAGCGCTAGAAAAACCATTCATTCTTGACTCCGTAGCTCAATTGGTAGAGCAGCAGACTCTTAATCTGTTTGTTGAAGGTTCAAGTCCTTTCGGGGTTATTTATGAGGGCTAAGCTTATTAGGCAAAGCACCTGTCTCTTAAACAGGAGTCTTGTGGGTTCGAATCCCACCGCCCTCACTTATTGCTGACGTAGCTCAATTGGCGGAGCAACTGATTGTCTATCAGAAGGATGGGGGTTCGACTCCCCTCGTCGGCGTTTACAGTATTGGAGATACAAATGCTAGAAGTATATCGTTATGAACAATCTCTTGGGAATCTGATTAACGATGTTCGTCCAATCATTTTCCTTGCTGGACCAACTGTTAGAGGTCATCAACCTCATCTAACTTCTTGGCGATTTGAAGCCATTGAAGAATTCAAAAGACAGGGATTTGATGGCCTCTTGATTGTTCCTGAGTTTACATCAAAGGCCGAATCAGACAAAGGTAAACTTTGGATTCCTGCTTGGGAATTTGCAGGGCTTTGTGCGAGCGATATAAACTTGTTCTGGATTCCTAGAACAAAAGAATTGATTGGACTGACAACCAATCATGAACATGGTTTTTGGCTGGCACGAAAGCCGAGAAAAATGGTTTATGGTAGACCTATTGACTCTTATCGTAATACCTATCTTGATCTAATGTTTGATTTTGACGCTCAACAAGAAGGCCGTTCAAAAGACATTATTCATGATTCTCTGGCTGCTACAGTTTCAGCTTCTATCAAAAAAGCATTAGCATATTCAAAGAAGTATAGAGAAAGAAGTCTTGTTCAAGTCCCTTCTCCATATGGCGCATTCTGAAATATCCGATAAAGAAAGTATTGGAGATATAAATGGACAAGTTACCTGATGATATGATAGAATCTCTTAAAAATTCTATCAAAGAACTTCAAAAAGAAATGGCAGAGCAAGCAGAAAGAGAAAAGCTTGACCCGCCTGATAGAAAGAGGATAGAATATCCTGGTATTAGATGGAAGCCTTTTGTAAAACAAGTGTGGGTAAAGGGCGAGCAGTTTCCATTTGCCGAAATAGCAATAGGATGGAGCGCTTCTCTTTCTGAAGAACAAGAGAAGAACCTTGCAGAAGATTGTCCTAAAGGCAA